AGTGAACGCACAAATTGTATAGGAGAAAATTATGAAAGTAGGCGATCAAATAATATTAGCAGCTAAAAAACAAGCTGAAGGCGAAGTTGAAGTGCATAAAGCAAACATTGAAGTGTATAGAACTATGCCTGCAGGTATAGGCGAACATAGCGATGTAACTGAAGCTGTTATGGCAGAACTCGATAAGATGGCTGCAGCATATGATAGAATTGAAATGATAGAAAAATATTTTAATTAAATATGTAAAATAGTCCTTTACAAAAGTTGTTTTTTAATATATAATAGATACAAATAATCAAAAAAGATAAGAGGTAAAAGCGATGCAACAATTTGTTGACACAAGGAATTTTTTGTCTCAGACTAAGTTTTACGAAGGCTACTCACGATATAAAGATGGTGAAGGTAGGTATGAAACTTGGGACGAGGCAGTAGATCGTGTAATCGATATGCACGAACAAAACTATATTACTAATAATAATAGACTACAACCATTTGTAGAAGAAGCACGTACAGCATACAAAGAACAGCGTGTTCTTGGTGCTCAAAGAGCTCTACAGTTTGGTGGTGATCAATTAATGAAACATCAAATGAGAATGTACAACTGTACATCTTCATATATTAATAGGCCGGAGTTTTTTGGCGAGGTATTCTATATCTTGTTATGTGGTGCTGGTGCAGGTTTCTCTGTACAAAAACATCATATCAAAAAATTACCAAAAATTCAAAATAGAACTAAACAAGCGAAAGGTTATATTGTTGAAGATTCAATTGAAGGTTGGGCTTCAGCATTAGACATATTAATGTCATCTTTCTTTGTAGGTGGAGGTAAATATCCAGACTATGAAGGAAGAAGAGTATTCTTTGATTTATCGCAAATAAGACCTAAAGGTGCTAAAATATCTGGTGGCTTTAAAGCACCAGGACCAGAAGGCTTACGTAAATCACTTGATAAAATAGAACATTTACTTCAAGGTATTGTATTAGATTCCAAAGAACCAACACCGATAAAACCTATAAACGCATATGATATCACAATGCACGCAGCTGATGCTGTATTGTCAGGCGGCGTACGTAGGTCAGCAACAATTTGTCTTTTCTCACCAAACGATGAAGAAATGATGAATGCTAAAACTGGTAATTGGTTCATGGAAAATCCACAAAGAGGCAGGTCTAATAACTCTGCAGTTATTGTAAGAGATAAGACTACTCCCGAAGAGTTTGGCAAGATCATGGAATCAGTCAAGCAGTTCGGTGAACCAGGATTCGTTTTCGTTGAGTCTACAGAACATACTACTAATCCATGTGTGGAAATTGGTATGTATCCGCAGATTAATAAAAAGTCAGGTTGGCAAGGTTGTAACCTAACTGAAATCAACGGAGGGAAATGCAATACCGAGGAGGACTTTTATAAGGCATGCCGAGCAGCGTCTATCCTCGGTACCCTACAAGCGGGGTACACAGACTTTAAGTTCTTAACTGATACTTCTAAATTGATATTCGATAGAGAAGCATTACTTGGAGTCTCCATAACTGGATGGATGAATAATCCAGATATTCTTTTCAATGAAAAGATACTTGAAAAAGGTGCAAAGATTGTTAAAGAAGTTAACAAAGAAGTTGCACAGATAATAGGTATCAATGCTGCAGCAAGAACTACTTGTGTAAAACCAAGTGGTAATGCATCTGTATTATTACAAACTGCATCTGGTATCCACGCTGAACATTCTAATATGTATATAAGAAATGTACAAATGAATAAAGAATCAGAAATTACTCAAGCTATAATGAAGACAAACCCTTATATGGTTGAAGAGTCAGTATGGTCATCAACAGGAACTGATGTTGTTGTTTCATTTCCAATACTGCCTAAGAAAGGTTCTATGTATAAAGATGATTTATTGGGTATTAAACATCTTGAACTTGTTAAGAAAGCTCAAAAGCATTGGGTTGAAACTGGAACTAATGAAGAACTTTGTGCAGACAAAGGTATAAGACATAACGTATCAAATACAATCATTGTAGATGATTGGGATAATGTAGAAAAATATGTTTACGAAAATCGTGATGCATTTGCAGGCATTTCATTCTTAGCAATGACTGGAGATAAAGATTACAATCAAGCTCCAAACACTGGTGTCATTGATTCTAAGACTATGGTTAAGAAATACGGTGATGCATCTATATTTGCTTCTGGCTTAGTAGTTGATGCTCTTAAAGTATATCCTAATCTATGGGATGCATGTTCAACTGCACAAGGTTTTGGTTTAGACCTATCAGTAGAGTCTTCAGAAAATTCTTCTAGAAAAGACTGGGTACGTAGATTTGAAAACTTTGCAAATAATTATTGCGATGGAGATAAGAAAATCTCTGAAGGTTGTTTAAAAGATGCATATCTATTACACAAATGGAAAAAGATACAATCAAACTTAAAACAGATTGATTGGAGAGATGATATAACAGAAAAGAAATATACAGATGTTGATACCCTCGCGGCCGCTGCGTGTGCAGGCGGTGAATGTGAAATCGACTTCTAAGATAGTTTCACCTTGCGTAAAAATATGTAAAGTTGAAAATGAACTATGTATTGGATGTGGAAGAACTACTCATGAAATAGCTGAGTGGTTCAAAGCATCTGATAAAAGAAAGAGAGAGATCATTGAAGGATTACAAAATAGAGTGTGAAGAATGTGATGAAACAACTTATGTAGCATCTTATAAAGAACCTACTTTCTGTTCAATGTGTGGAAGAAGAGCAGAATCAGAAGAAGTTGAATCAACTGAATAAATAACACTATGTGGCAATATAATAATAATGTATTTGAAACTACACCAGAGGAGTACCAGGGCTTTGTATACGAAATCACAGAACTCGACACCGGTAAAAAATATATTGGAAAAAAGAATTTCTGGAAACCTAAAACTCTCCCCATCACTAAAACACGTAAGAGACGTGTACGAACACGTACAGAATCTGACTGGAAAACATACTACGGATCATCTGATGAAGTACGGAGACTTGTGGAATCACGAGGAACAGAAAGCTTCAACCGAAAGATTTTAAGACTTTGTAAAACCAAAGGTGATATGTCATATCATGAAGCTAAATTGCAATTTGCTAATGATGTACTATTACGTGAAGATTACTACAACAACTTTATAGGTTGTAAAATACACGCTAAGCATTTAACAGGTTAATCACTTTTTCCTTTACTTTTATGTAAAACTATAGTATAATAGATCTATAAAGTAAAAAAGTATTTAGAACACATCTGAACCAGCAATTGGTGCAGGAGCATTGTAACTAAATACAGGAGAAACTAATGCCTAAAAAATCAAATGTTATAAATTTCAAAAAAGAAAAATTAAAAAAATTTAACGAAGAAAAAGAAATAGTCTTTACCGTTGATGATGATAACTATACTTTAGGAGAATGTGTTCATCAATCTCATAATGATAACGGTATGGAGTTTGTATTCGAACTGGAGATGGAAGATGACGAAACCGTTCACTAATATAGATCTACTTAAAAAGCAACTAGCCGAAGAGACTAAAGAAAAGTATACTTTATATAATCGTATAAAAGAACTTAGAGCTCAGCTAGATGCTTTGCAAAATAAAAGTCCAGAGTTATCGTCAAACTCTGGACCAGATCAAATACAAAGAGATAAAACATAGTTAATATGTTAATCACTTTTTTTAAATTAAATGCATTTTTTCCTTTACATCTGCTAAAAACTATGGTATAATATATCTATTAAAATGAAAAAAGCGGAGAAACTAAAATGCAATTTACAAAAGAAATCAAAGACATCCAATTCGATAACGATGGCGTATCAGAAGCTATCGTTATGGCCTCAGCCGCCGGCTGGTACGTTGGCAAGATAGATAAGTCCGAAGGATTTATCCAGCCATACAACCGGTATAGCGAGTACTTCGCTACATCTGAGGAGGCACAAAAGGAGCTAGAGCTTTATGCCTAGTCCTTCCGAGATACAATCAATGCTACCGCTATATTTTCAACTCCTCTTCTTCGCAGTAGCTGGAGCATTGATTGTAGGAGTATTCTTTTCTATAGTCGGTTGGTTTTTTCGTAATGCAGTTATTATCATGATAGTAGTTGCAATACTGTTTGCCATCAACTATGGTTATGTCGATTTAAATAAATTATTTGGAGCTGTAAAAAATGACAATGCATCTATTACCAATTTACTACAATAATAATAGTACTAAAAAGAAAAAGCCTTTTCGTAAAGCAGGTTGGCAAAAAGCTCAAGCTGAACACGATAAATGGCTTATGGATAGAGGTGTACATCCATCTCAGCTTAAAAACAAAAATAAAGATTCAGGTATTAGTGCTCCTAATTATAAAGAGCATTCACGTTCTCTACCAACAAGCAACTACACTGGTAAAGTTGTTGGTAAGTCTAAAACAAATGCGTACACAGGTACGTTTATTACAGGTATTGCTACCATGCATAAATCTAACATGGTACCTGTAACTAAAGATGCAGATCCTAAAGAGTACTCAACAATGAGGAGAAATTAATTTGCATTTTATGCATTTTTTCCTTTACATTTCTGTAAAACTGGTGTATAATAATACTATAAAATTAAAAAGGGAGTTTATTTTATTATGTTTAATTATGATACAATTATCAAACAACTAGAAGCAATGTCAGCTATTCACCAAGATGAGTTTGCTCAAAAGCTCATCGAAAAAAATAGTGGATTAGGCGCAGCCATATCTACTAAGATTAACATAGCTCATCAGGATAAGTACTACACTGACACTGATGCAATGCATGAGTCTCTTAAGATAAGAGGCCATGCTTAATGAAGAACCCTATTGCTAAATACTTAATGTGTGCATTTGCTTATTATCAGCTCGATACTAACTTAATTCCAGATAGTGAATTCGATCAGTTAGCAAAAGACATTCTTGCAAATTACGATAACATTGAGCATATGCATAAGCATTTAGTTACTAAAAAAGATTTAGACGCTGGTACTTACTTAGGAGAATATCCTACTATAGTACGAAGCGCAACACAACAATACATTAACGACAACAACATATAAATGGGAGTTTAATATGGGACTACAAGCACTAAAAGGTAAAAAGACTAAAAAGAAAGTATTAAGAGCAAGAGCTAGAACAGGTTTAGCTGGTGTACCAATTGATAAAGGATTTGACGCAGTCAAAGATTATTTTCATTTACAGGTCGATAAGAAAGATTGCATAAGCCAAGTTAAGACATGGGTTAAGAAAAACTTTCCCCAACCATCTAAATATATTTTAGCTAATTCTGAATATCATTTTACTATGACACACCATGCAGCAACAGCTTTCTGGTACAATAATGATTTACATAAAACAGTCGAGTCTGATAAAGCTCCTGATTTCTTATCACATTTGTTTGATAGAATGACACCATTAATTGAAAAAGGTAAAATTATTTACAAAGAAAAGCAAGCTGAAAGAAAAGCTAAAAGTAATATAATTACTATATCACCTCAAGAAAAATTAGTTAATAAAATTAATAATACTATTATGCAAGAATTACTTGAACTAGAAGACAAGTGGATCGATGGTGACGAAGCCACTATTAATATTTATGATAGATTCAAGTACCACGGCCTAACGAATACAGCTATAAGCCACGTTAAGCCTATGATTGAGGGTTGGCTCCTTGACTATGAGGATGCTTACCACAAACGATGTGATCAAGCAGTTGAAGGTTACTCCCACCTAAAAAGGTCAACTCTCAATCAACGAATTAAAATATGTACTGCAATGTTGGAAGACTTAGAAAGAATTAGGTCTGCAACTAAAGCATCAAGAAATGTTAAAATCAAAAGACCTAAGTCAGTTGATAAACAAGTTGCTAAAGTACAATATAAGAAAGAAGATAATGATTTTAAAATCGTATCAATCAATCCAATTCAAATACCTACAAAGACAAGGTTATATGCATTCAATACTAAAAGTAAAATGATTATTGAATATGTCACCGAAAGTCCTAATGGATTTGAAATATCTGGTTCAACCATTAAGAATATTTCAACAGGTTTAAGTAGAACTGTGTGTTTACGTAAACCACTTGACTTCTTACCGATTGTTTTACAGAAAACACCAAAGCAAATAAATGATGCTTGGGAAACTCTTAAAACTAAAACGAAAGTACCTAATGGTAGAATCAATAAAGATACAATCTTACTAAGGGTTTTAGACAAATGAAAATAGAAGAACAATTTTTAACAAAGTCTAAATTTACAAAGCTTATCGAAAGCACAGTTGGTGAACTTAAGATACCGTATATGGATGCTATCATTAAAGTATGTGAAACTAATGATATCGAAATAGAAGATATCCGAAAGTTCATATCACCTGTTATTAAAGATAAGCTTGAAGCAGAGGCAATGGGCTTAAACTTTTTACCTAAAAAGAATTCCATTGACTCATCACTATTTGAGTAGTCGTATATATAATACTACACAATGCAATAATACAGTTAATATTTCAGCAAATAAGGAGACAATACTATGTCATTTGAAACATTAAAACGCAATCGCGGTTCAAACATCAATAAAATTATAGAAGCAGCACAATCCGTTGGCGGAGGCGAACAAAAGTCTTACGTAGATGAAAGAGTGTGGAAACCTACAGTTGATAAAGCAGGTAATGGTTATGCCATTATCAGATTCCTTCCCGGTAAAGATGGTGCAATACCATTTGTAAGATATTGGGATCACGGCTTTAAAGGTCCAACTGGTTTATGGTATATTGAAAACTCACTTACATCAATAAGTCAAACTGATCCAGTTGGTGAATTGAATTCAAGGCTTTGGAATTCTGGTATTGATGCCGACAAAGAAAAAGCAAGATCTCAAAAAAGAAGATTACATTATGCTACAAACATATATGTAGTTCAAGATCCATCAGCACCTCAAAACGAAGGTAAAGTATTTCTATATAAATTT